ATCATCGTTCTTTTCCCAGGCCTTGCGGAACTTCTTGATAATTTCGCCGTCGCTTGTGGTAAACACAAGACTGTTGCCTTCACGCTTGAGCATCTCTTTCTTTTCAATCAAGTCCACAAGACCTGAATAAGGGCTCATACCTGTTGTGTAAGGAATCTTGACCTGCACACCTTCAAAGGGTTTAGCATAGCGTGTTTTCATAACTTTACAACCTGCACGGATACCGTTTACTTCAGATACCTTGTTGCCGTCCTCGTCCTCTTTGAGTTTCATCTTCTTCATGGCAACAACAATACTTGATGCATAGATAAAGCCTTGGCCTCCGGAGATCTTGTCATCTGGGTCAAACATGTCCTGACTTGCGTAGGTGTGATTGGTACATACCAGGCCCACGTTGTAACTACCAAACATGTTCACACAGTTACGAACAAGTGCGGTTAATGCCTTAGGTTTACGACCCAAGTCGCCTTTCATTTCGCCTGCATCAAACTGGTTAACGTCTGTAGGTGTTAACAACATACCTAGCGAGTCTATCACAAACATAACTTTGGGTCGCTCGCCTTCAGCCAGTGCCTTGTAGTCGCTCATGAATGTAGAAATTGTTTTGGCTACATCATCAATCATGGCCATTGACAGTTTGAGCAATTTGCTTTCACTGGTATCAACCCCCAGTGCCTTCAGCCAGTCTTCATCTAATGCGTTTTCACTATCAATTAACACAACAAAGATGCCTTGCTCTTGTGCATTCTTAACAATGTTGCCTGAACAGATGTAACTTTTGCCTGCGCCAGAGTCGCCAGCAAACACAGTGACCTTGCCCAATGGGATACCACGATTGAAGTCCCCCGAGATCAGATAGTTCAAGGCGTAGTTGCCTGTTGAGATCCAGTCTGTTGGATCGTTGAAGCCTATTGAAAGGCCGTCAATGCTCTTGGTGATTTCCTTGCGGAATTTGCTTACGTCAAATGGTTTTCCCATAATTTATGTCCTTATAAAAATCTTTAAAAATTGCCCGGCTGTCTATGCCTCTACGCTGATCCAGTTCTGATAATCGATCAACGGATAGTTTAATATTTTTCTCAAACGGAATATCAATGTAGTGTAGCATATTTCGATAGCTGTCTTCAAGCAGGTAACCAGGTTTCTGGTTGATCCTATCTTGTAATTTGTTCTTTACTGAGTTTAACACATTTTCCGGCAAATGTCTAATGTTTAGGTATTCTGGAGTTAGTAACGCTCCGATTATAAAACTGTTGTTATGAAATCCTTGATTTTGTAAAAAATCCACACAGTCAAATACAGAGTTGTAGTTCAACAAAAAATGCAACATGTTAAACGATATCTTGTGTTCCAACTGTTTGATGATTGTTAGATTGTCCAAAAAGTCTTGCCACGACCCACCATATCGTATGTATTCAAATTCTTGTGCAAGAGTTTCCACGCTCACAGTCCAATGCACATTTGGAAATTTACAAACAGCCTCAAACACTCGAGTATCAACTTTGCTCAAGTTAGTGTTTATCCTGATATTTGCATTGGGATTTAATTTTTCTAATAGTGCTAAATTTTCCTTCATCAGCAGTGGCTCACCACCTGCCAGATACACATGTTTGAGTTGACCAGCATGATCATAAATGTAATTTTTAAAATTTGTTGTCTGTTGCTCAGTTGGCGTTTGTTGGCGGATTTTTAATTCTTCACTCCATTTGCTACTAAATTCTGGACCGCAATACACACAAGCAAAATTACAAAGGTTAGTCCAACGCACATCAACAGTTTGTAAATCAAAGTTACCAACTCGATATGTGCTAGGTGGCGTATCTTTCAATTCGCGTATGTAAAACACACGGTCGCTGATGTGGTCAAAACCTTTTTTGTTTCGTTCTAGATCATAACAAGTATGGCAGGTGGCCACTGGATGTTGTTCAACAATCTGTTGTTGCCTAGGCAGATTGTTGTTGACCAAGATGGATTCGATAGGCTGATCTTTTATGTTACCAAGCGGGCCTGCACTCCGAATACAGTTCTTGATCGCACCATCAAAGTTGAACATTAGACCGGTCCATGGCATGGGACAAAATGTAGGATTGGTCAACATGTCTCGTGGTGTCATTTGTATGCCGGTCCTAGAGAAATATCTGGTATGACCAGATTATTTGCTTGTGCTGTTTCTAGTGTGTGAATCAAAAATTTAGCCCAATTGCCAACGTCTGCCGCAGGTGGCACTGTTTTATCAACACTAGTTGCAATGTTACCTGGTCGAACTAGAGTAATTTTTATACCCAAACAACTATTTCGTATTTGACTTACTGCTTGTTCTAGTGTGGTTTTTTGTATTCTGTAGGCCATCATATCAAGTCCCGGTAATACACTCACCGGATCTTGTGTCATCATAGTGCTGATGACCATGATATGTTTGCCGCTACCTGCCCAACGCTGAGCCATTTCAAACAACAATTTAGTCTGCGCATAGCCTACTTGTGCATTGTTTATAAACATGTCACAGGGTTCTATTGCGTCGGCTATTTTTGGTGTCACTCGTATGTTATGGCCTGTGCGGCGGCTTAGACTCAATACCTCATGACCACGTGTTTGGTATTCGTTGCCCAGTGCCTGACCTATTCCGGCTGTGCCACCTGTGATTGCTATTTTCATTTTGTTAACAGATGTACAGGTTCTTTAATAGGCATTGTTGCAATCATAATTCTGGGATACTTTGCATTAGGACCTGCCATTACTCTGTGTGGAATCCAAGAGTTAAATACTATAGGATTCTCGTGCATATTGTATCGTGTAATACATGGGTATAAATCCTGAACCCGATCGTGTATTTTGTTCAACTGATAGTTATAACATACAAAATCAGTCACGTGTGGATTAACAAAAGTACCCAACTTGACCATTTCAGATTCTGGTATGTCGTACCACTCAGTGTATACATCTTCAGTATTGTAAATAGGAAAGTTAATCTTTATGTTTAATGGAGGATTACCCATGTGCAGATTAAACCCAGAGTCTTTCATTGACTCTGTCAGTACACCAATTGATATTTCTCTCAATGGTATTTTGATAGATCGCATATATGCAATTAAACTTGGACAATTCTTTACCAAATTTACATAATCTATTAGATGCCAAAAACTCTTGTCGGTTGGTACCCTTAGATAGTTTGTATTCTGATCCACCCAATGCAATACTTCTTCTTGTATTTTGCCAAGGCTAGGACAATCTAATTCTTGATGAGTTTTCATCAATTTTGGATCTGACGGATATTCAGGATACACTATTCTTCCGTCGATTACTTCTTGTTTAGGAAAGTTCATTCTAATATGTCTCCTTGTAATAGTCCCAAAGTTTGATGCCACGCAACTGATCTTGTGCGTATGTCCATAACTGTAGTTCGACTGTGTTGTCTTGGTCATTGCCTACTATAGATTTTAATTCATCTGGAACATCAGCAGTTCGTGTGAAATGATTGTTATATTTGACATTCAATATATCTGGCTGTTCTAACAGTGCCCAAGAGTGGTTGATACCTTGCTCTTTTGTGTATGAAAAAATATTCTTCAAGTCGCCGATATTTAACGAACTAACTGTGGTCCAGGTGTTTAATTCTTGGATGCCCATGTTTTTGTATATATCAAGATTGCGTTCAAAGTTTTCCCACTTGATAGGCCAACGCACATAATCATGAACACGCCCAATACCATCCAGGCTCACTGTGACTGTGACATGTACGCCACGCTCGACCAGTTGCTGAATTTCGGGAATGACCATGGAGCAGTTGGTGTTGATTCTAACACTGGTCACTGATGGCGGAATATTTTTAAGTATGTTACGATAGTTTTTACTGGCACTGGGTTCGCCACCATTGATATCCAAATGTACCACACGATCCAATGGCAGTTGCCAAAATGCTGTTGAATTGTCTATCATGGGATAATCACTAGAGATTAAACTGCCAATCTTGGTGCTTAGATTTTGATTGCAAGATTGACAGGCACTATTACAAATATTGTCAAGTACTCCACCCACAGTAAGATAGTCCGAGCGTGTTTGTATTTTATCAAATTTGACAGCGTTGAGTCGTATGCTGGTGTTGTTGATTTGTTCTGTTTGTTGGCATCGCACACATTCCTTGGGCCAAGTATTTGGATTGCTTTTGATATTGCTTAGCCACTCACTGGTATCCATTTTTTCTAGTGTGTCAAACTCAGGTGGATTGACCATGTGCCCGCACCGACTTAGTGTTCCATTTGGATTGAATCTAACAAAGTGATCAAGTCTTGGGCAATACATGTTCTATAATATTTTTATGATTGCGTTGATAATATTCTAATAATTCTGTCCAGGTATATTCTTGGCCTGCTAGATCTAACAAGATCTGATCCAAGTACAACCATAATTCAAGGTCGTGATTGTTTTTTAACAATTCAGTTGTAAAATCTTGGGTCGGAGGAGTTACTAATGCCCGAGACTCAAAATCAGTTATGGCACCAAAATCTTTAAAATTTCTAATGCGTATTTTTGCGTCGCTACGTAGATAACGAGAGAGATTTGCCAACCAATGAAACTGTGGCAAGTAGTGTGTGTTTAAAAATTTGTATTGTTTAGCGAACCAAAATGCAGTAGAAAGATCTAACTCAGGGTGGTCGCGTTGAAGATGTTGCAGGTATGTGTTAACTCCACTAACATATCTGGCTCGGGGGTTGCGTATGTAAACGTCTACATAGTCAAGCGCCGAGATTTCGTTATTGGTAAACACAGCAAGATTATCTCTTGTCTGCTGAAATCTCAAACTGCTGTTTCCGTTTTTCTGAATTAGATAAACCCATTGATTGTGAAGTGGTATCTCTACCACTTCACATAGATCTGGAAACAACTCTGTGTCCAGAGCAGTTCGCATTACTTCTGTTGACGTGCGCGGATCATGGCCAGAATATCTTCGGCCTTTTGTCCACCACCTGCAGGTTTTGCAACTGGAGCAGTTGGTGCTGGCGCATCATCTTCATCAAAGTCGCTGACTGGAGCCGCTACTTTGAGTGCTGGTTTTGCCGCTGGAGCAGGTGTATCTTCATCTGCCGCAGGTGCTGGAGCGGAACCACCAGCAGGTGCTTGTACACCAGCAGGACGGAAGTATTGACCCCAACGCTCGGTGTCGTATGGTTGACCATCAACACTTGCTTCAAACATCTCTTTGATAACTTTCAACTCAACATCAGTTGGCTTCTTGGGCAAGAATGTGCTCAAGTCAAACAAACCATGTGCATCAACTGCGGCTTGTTCTGCTTCGGTCAGTGCTGACTCTTTACGTGCCCACTTTGAACCATTGTAGTCAGCAAATCCGCCTTTGGCACCTTTGCTGATACGGAAGTCCAGTCCACGTACATAGTCTGTTGGCAATTCTTCCAGTTCAGGATCCATTAAGGCACCCTTAATAGTTGTAAAGATTTGTGGACCAATGATGAATCTGCGAATTGGATTCTCTGGGGTCTTGTCATCGCTCAAGGGGTTTTCGCGAACGAAACCTTGGAAGATGTAACTGCGTTTCTTCCAGTACTTACGACCCATGTCTTCAAGGCTCTTGTCCTTGAACCA